TTCTCAAAGTCAATTGTATCTTCAACCTCTGAAATAGTTACAGCTTTTTCAATTGATTCCCCAGCATCAACTGATGCTACTTCTTCAACTACCGCAACTTCTTCGGCTGGAGCTTCTGCAACAACTTCATTAGTTGTTACTTCTGTATCTTCTGCCATTTCATTACCTCCTTCAGCTTTCTTGATTTTTTGTCCATCATTGAACAAAACCTTTTGTTTTTCATTTTGATCAGGATAAAGATTGATTCCAACTGTGCTATCAATTACATTACCACTTGCACCAGGGGCAGCAGTTTCTGTTGCTTCATGTGCAGCTGTTGGTGCATCATCTTTTTTAAAATATGAATCAATAACTTTTTCAATTGATTCAAACTTTTCTGAATCAGATTGTTCTACCCAACCAATTGTTGACATACTGTCTCCACAAACAACACAACTTTTTGTTGTTGCTGTTGATGTTGATGCAACTTCATCTGTTGCACACCAGAATACATTTTCTGTTGGAGTATTTTCTGCCATTTTTTGAATAGAAAAAATATTTGCAAGTGGGTTTGCTGGAGAATCTACAAGTGATAGTTCATGCAAATCATAATCATGAATAACTCTTCTTGTATCTTCTTCTCCGTCTACCTTTTCCATCTTTGCATCATTGATGTTACCACCAATTGAAAATCCGCCGTATGTTCCATCCAAGCACTTCTCCCATGCATCGGGTGCACCTTTAGAGATATATGCCGTTACATAAATTCCATTATACTTTTTGCCTGTTGACTTATCAAAAAATGAATCTTCTTTAAAATTAATCATTTTTCCAACAGCACTTGGTCCGTGCATCTCACGGATATTTCCTCTAAATCTTTCAAAGGCTTTCTTGCTTGCTTCTGCTGTTACAACATCCCCATGATGATCAACGTTATCTAATGAAGCAAATCCTGACACAGTTCTTTTTTCCTTATTGACTTTTGCAATAGGAAAGGCAAGAGTCATTGTTGACTCGCTATTTTGCCAATAAGTTTTTTGAATGTCCATATGTAAATAAATAGTATCAGTTTTTATGAATAAAACATAATTTAACTAATATTTTTTTCTTCTTTTGGAACAATTTTGACGTTCTGAAATTGTTGATTTTGTGGGTTTCCTGGGATTGTAAATTGAGGAGGAACCCCTTTGTCCCCATCATTTATGTTATTAACATAGGGGGTTTCTATATGAGATTGTGGCATTACATTGGGAGATGCTGTTGAATTATGTGATACTAGACCGCCAGTTATAAACCCGCCAAATGTATACCAAAGGGTTGCTGCATCATGGGCAAAACCACGGCATGCCCACGGGATACCCGCTGATATCATGGCTATACCAAGCTGTTTAGCGTCCCCAATATTAAATTTAAAGTGATGATGTAGATTCATAATGATCCCTTTAAAGTATCATAAACTATTTGGGGTACTTGTCCTGCTTTTACTATAATACCCGCTTTTTTATCAAATATAACAAGTGCTGCCTGTGTTTGAGTATTCATTGTTCCCGTAGCATATTTTGCTACAAGTAAGCCTTTTTTAACTAAAGCTTTTTGAACTGTTAATACTGCATCATTAGTTTGACCTAATGTAAAAGAATTTGATGTTGATGGAAATGGTGGAGCATAAAATGCAGTGGGTGTAGGTGTCGGAGTTGCTGTTGAATTATTAGCAGTGCCAGTATGTGACATTCCAAGTGCTCCTGCAACTCCTGTTCCAACAGTAGCAACTGTTGCCGTTGCTTTTTTACTTGTAGCAATAGATTTTGTTGGTTGAACAGTTACTGGATATTTAGGTCTTACAATTGCCATAACATAAAGATATGGACGATGTTCCCTATAACATCCTCCGCCATTTGCAGCAGATTTTCCTGTTGAATCACTAGTATTAAAACCAATTGTAGTTAATCCATCGGCACTTGCTGCCTCAACAATTTCTACATGTTCTGCAACACCTGTTCCCCATGAAAAGAAAACAAGATCACCAGGTTGTGCTTGATATTTATTTACAACTAAGCCTTGACGTTGAAACCAATTTAATCCTGCAGGACAATATGCAAAACCTTTTTGAGTTTGAGCTGCAACAAGATTTGATAATCCAACTTGCCCAAAACACCAACTGATTCCCATTGCACAATAACTTGCGTTTGGAATGCCATACCATATTCCGTATGGGTTTTCATTCATAGGTCCTTCAATAAAACCTATTTGACTTCTAGCAACATTTAATACATCAAGTGGCGTTGCCATTTATTAATCCTGTTGTCTTCCCTCTCCTTGTGGGTTACGTCCAGTACCCATCTTGTCAGGAGCATTTAATGTTCTATCTTGACTACGTGTTTTATTTCCACTTGCATCAGATGCTGCATCTTGTGCTGCTTTAGGATTAATAATAAGCACTGCATCACCGCCTTCAAGCGGTGCCATGCCACGACGAGCACGAACTTCGTTAGGAGTAATAACTTGATCCTTAAGATAACGATCATCAATGCGTGATTGTGTTTCTTCGTCTGTAAGTGCAAGTTCATTAAATCTAAGAACAAATGCGTCTGTAAATTCTTTAATAATCAAGTTAATCTTAAACTCAAGCTCTTCTTGACGTGGACGACATACTTGTTCTTTAAATGTTTTGTCAGCATCTTTAGCATTTGCCAAAGAAACATTTGCAGGCATACCAAGCTTTGATACTGGTACACGGTGGGCCAAAAGAATACGGTCTCTATTTTCAATAGCATAGTTTTTAAATGAAGAATCTTGAACTCCAGCTTCAATAGGTTTCATATCAAACTCTACACGACCTTGTTCACCATCAGATGGTAGAGGAATGTAAAGGGTTCTGTGATTTCTTCCACGCAGTCCTGTTTGGAAAAATTCAAGCAACTTACGCTCAGAATCAGCTGTAAGCTTTGCACCCTTTACAGTAATAATATAACGTGGTACCGCTTTATTTTCAAAGTAATCTAAATTAAATCTTTGTGCAAATTCATCGCCTGCTACAGCATTTTTTGCTGCAAGGATATCTGGTACGCCATAATAGGTGTTTGATGGAGTAAATACTTTAAAATGAATTACTTCATTTGGCTGTGGATCTGTACCAATTTGATCAGGAGTTTCTGTGTCTCCAAAATTTCTAAAAAATGTATAACGGTTATAAACAACTTGTACAAAGCCATCACGGTGACGACGAATACGCATAGTGGTTGTAGGAATATGTCCAAGATAACCAATTTTTCCTGTTGATGTACGTCCTACTTCAAGATAAGCATTTCCTGTTGACTCAAGATCAATAAAAACTTTTTTCATATTTTCAATAAATGAATCATCTGAGTTCATTGATTCAAGATAATTACGCAACTCTTCTTTTGCTTGCTCTAACTTGTTACGCAATTTATCAAGTTTTTTTGGGTTATCCATAACCTCTTCAATTTTAGATGTTGTGTTCCAAGTATTATCAAACTTGTACCCCAAACCAACCACGTTTGCTGCTTTAGCATTTACTGCAGAGTGATGATATGGAGATACATCATAAAGTTGTGCTAGATAAAGCATATTGTATGGAGGTTGAACAATTTGAAATAATGAATATCCTGTTAAATCTAATGGGTCAAGCTTTTTAGATTTAGCATCTTGAATACCAGTAAAGGATTTTTCTAGTCTTGAAGCATTTCTTCTAAAGTTTGCACTTAATCCTTCTGACTTTTTAATCTCTTCCCATGGCTGTGAAAATGGATCAGGAAATTCTTGTTCTCTTTTTCTAAAAATGCCAAGATCAGCATCTGAGGTAATCTGTACCTCATCGCCTTCATCATCATTCATAATTGTTACATTGTGTTCCATATTAACCTAACTCCATCTCCCGCATTTCTTTAACGTATTCCATCATTGCTGGTAAATCTTGAGGGTCTGGAACTAAACCTAATTCTGCCCGAGATTTTTGTTCTTCTAATTCTTCATCGGTAACGGGTCTGTGACCAGAAAAGAACAGGGGCTGACCTTCATCTAAATCATATTCTTTTGCCGCTTTTTTTAATTTATTAATTTGCCTGATGTCTCCACGCATTGAAGGAATGCTTAAATAAGCTCCTTCTTCGTCTCTTACAACAGAACCGTCTGGCATCTGCCAAACATACATGCCCCAATTAACTTCATCAACTGGTGTTACTTTCATCTTACCCATATGCTTATAATACCATTTCTACTAGGTAAAGCCTAAATATTGAACAGTTACCTGCCAAAATTACTTACTATCTATATCTTTTTGGTACCCAAAGATGCTTTTTATAATACCCAACAATGTATTTTTTCTTTCTTTCCATTGCCCAATGTGCACTTTGTTGCAGATCTTTGTTTACTTTACTTTCCCATTCAGCTCTTTTAACTGGAAGTACATGCATATATGGCGTACCCGCTGGGATTATCCCTTCAAAACCTTCTTTAATGTGAAATGTGACGTTTCCAGCACCCCAGTATTGATCTGTATCCATAATTCCTGAAACTGTCGTAAAAGGTAAATCTGTTCGATTTAAGGGGTGTGTAAAAAGAGTAGACCAACCTTTTGGCGTTTTTACACCCCAATGCATATTCCAAGAAAAGTGTGCGTTGTAATGCCCTGGTGGTGTAGGATATTGTTCTACATGTCTAACAGCTAAAGGCGATAGCGTATCTGGCCTCCAAGTTAATTGTGGAATACCTCTGACATTTTTAACAACAATATCACACCAAGTTACATAATGGTAGCCACCTGTTAGTGCATCTAAATAAACCATGCAGTGTTTTAGAGATGCATTTACACTTTTATTATCTAATGGACCTAAAACAAGTTCATCTCCTCTATGATATTTTGGCATTTTTTTCCAAAAATCAGGAACATTTTTAATTGCTGAAACAGGACCGTCAACTATCTGAAATACGTCTTCTGTCCAAGGATAGAATTCAATTAACTGTTTTTGATCTTTATTTTTTTTACCAAACATTATAACTTCTTTCTAAATCATAAATATGCCTTGCTCTAGTATATTCGGCTTTATCAGTTTTGGCAAATTGCTCCATTTGCTCATAAAATAATTTATAATTAATTCCTGATACTTCTTCATAATCATCTAAATCTTGTTGAGATGGGGCACCCCATTTACCTAAAACTTTACCCGTCAAAAGATCTTTATTTCTTAAAAGCCCTTCTATTGCAAGATGATAAAATGTTACGTTATTTTTATCTTTTACAGAAAGCATGTTTCTCCAGGAATTTTCAGGCATAGTTTTATTATGCATGGCTCTTGTCCACATTGTGTCTTCTTTGATTGCAAAAAATTGATAACCTCTAGTCCAAGATCTCATAGCAGTTATATTTTCTTCATGGTATTTAATTTTTACATCAAAAGGAATTTCTTCAAGATACGTGCCTTTTGTAAAAAGAAAATTTGCTGCAATTAAATATTGCTCATGATAAAAAGTTTTAAAATTTATTTTTTGAGGATGTGGTGTTGGTAATCCAGTGTTGGCAAAAATATCTTCATTAATCTCTCTAAAAGTCATGCCCCAAGGTTCTATATCAGACATATCTTTTTTATCATCTTGATTTAAAATATTGCCAAAATCGTCTTTTGACCAAGTTGGTACAAGAGTTGTTATAATGGGTTTATAAAAAAGTTTATTTAATTCTTCATGCCTTTTAATAAGTATTGTATCCCAATTACTTTTAAATATTGTATGAGCATCTATTTGTAAATAGTAATCTTCGTCTTCATATAAAGACGCAACAATTTTTCTTGATTGCCCAGTGCCTAATCCTATTGAATAATCTGATTTAACATATTTAACATTTGGATACATTGATATATCTGGAAAGTTGCCGTCAGTATAATGTAACAATATTCCAAAATGAACATTTTCTGGGTACTTTGCATTACTTAAAGCTGTTGTAATTGTTAAATCAATATCTTCTTCATTATAAGCTGGAAAACCAATAAAAATAGTTTTTTTCATATAAAAACCTTATTGTTTTGTTGGTGGTCGGTAATTATGAACTAAAATATCATCTGCGTAATAAAGGTGATCTGGGCCAGTTTCTAGTGTAACTACCATAGTCATCTTGCTGTCATAAGTTATAGTATTAATTGGTATAATGCTGTTATCTTGAAAAGACATTAAGTTATCTTTTACTTTTAAATCTTGTGCTTGTAAAAATTGCCACTCGCCATTTCTTTCTACAAATACATAATGTTCCCATGTTATTTTTAAAAATTCATTAATTGTATAATACCCCTGATTAATTCTATGCTTAACTGATTTAACAAATGTTGTAATTGGAACAATTCCTTCTAAAGTTTTTGTTGACCAAACAGACGCTGGTGACCAATCTTGTGGATCTTCAGTTTGAGGATAGTTTGGAATATAAGCAGTATCTAGCTCCATCCCAACTTTTAATCTTTCAATTTCAACAGAACTTCCATTAGAGAGTCTTATCATTGTTCCATAAGCTAAACACCCTCCCCCTCCAACACCCACTCCAACACCAACACCCACTCCAACACCCACTCCAACACCAACACCCACTCCAACACCCACTCCAACACCAACTGGTGGATTAAAGAAACAATAATATGGT